TTACCTTTTCTAGTTTTAATCATTGCCTGTCCATTCATGACATGCCATATTTCTCCACGATAAAAGTGCCTTTGATAACTAATGCTTTTATTAATATCAATGGTTAGTATTTTTACCTTAGCAAAATCTTCCGCGTGAATAACTTTATAGTCACCCCACTCTCTTTGTACACTGTTTATCGAACTACTAGAATAAGTTTTATTTCCACCAACACCAAAGACAAACTCTAAATTAGCAAAGGAATACTTTTCTCTTAGTTCCATCTCTGGTATGTTTAGTTCTGTCCTGTCACCACCATTAGCAAATATAAACTTGTGGTCTATTCCGTGACTAGCAATTGCTTTTTCTATGAAGTCTTTAGCAGTATCGTCATTATCATCGAAAGGAACTACATGGTCAACACATTCTAAATTCATCAACAAATCCATTCTGTCCCACTGTGACATGAACGGTGACCCCTTCTTTCTAGTTAACCACTCATCACTATTCAAACCAACGGTTAGATGGTCACCCAACTTTTTCGCCTCTTGTAGTAGGTCAAGATGACCTTTATGTAGTGGGTCAAACCCACCAGATACTAAAACAATTGTACTCATAATATACCTCTTAAAGATGCCCCACCACCAGATATGTTTCTCGCGTTGTGAAGAACTTCTTCATATGTGAAGTGGGGTTGTTCAATTTCAAATTTGGGTTTGCTAGTTTTATCAAACCATTTTAGATTGTGGTCTTTTGGATAAATTCTAGTCCATTCCATATTTGATTTTTTTAATAATTTTTTTGCTTTCTTATTCAGCGGAAAGATATATCTAAACATATATCCTTCTATTTTTTTGATTCCCTTCTCTTTCATAAAGTCTGAAGTCAACCAAAAAACTCTCTCTTTACCAGAGAACTTTGCGTTCTCTTCACATAATTTTCTTGTTGCTCTTGGGTGAACCTTCTCACCATTTATTTCGTACACTTGGGTGAAGTATTGTCCACCATATAAAAAATTGCTTGCCTGATATACATATCCACATTTACCCATGATACCATCTGCCATTGTGTAAAGAAATAATACATCTGGTGTATTTTCTTTTATCCATTTTATTGCTTTGGATATCATCTGTGATTCGGAGTTGGTTGGCATTTCATCTGTCATGCACATCTTACCAATCTCCCAGTAATGTTTTGACTCCAACCCAGTAAACATCTTGTTTATTGTTTGTCGAGGTTGTGTTCCCCAACCCAGAGTCAAAACACCAACTAGTTCACCCTCAAGGAAACACCCCAAATAGTGTTTCGTAAGTTTAGGCATCATCGGTGAGTAATGATGCGTTTGTATAAAATCGATTGCGAGTTCTTTTGATAAAGGTTTTATATCGTAATCAACTTTATGCAAATGTTTCTTCTGTTCCCAATCCATCTTCAAGACTTAACTCATACTGTTTTCCAACTGGACTTTCAGTTTGGATATAGTTCATCATAGTGTATGGGTCAGATACTTCATATGGGTCAGTAGGACAATCGTCACCACATCCATCTTCGACAAATGCAACTTCGACTACTCCATCATTCGCGAGCAGAGAATATCTCCATGACCTCGCTCCAAATCCCAGATTGTCTTTCCTTACCAATGCACCAATTTGCTCAGTAAAATAAGCACTACCATCTGGAATAAACTTAACATTATCGATGTCCAACCAATCGCCCCACTTGTTCATAACAAAACTATCATTGACAGATAGACAATATACTTCATCAATACCATTGTTTTTAAACAACTCATAGTTGTTGTCATAGTCTGGTAGTTGATAAGTTGAACATGTTGGAGTGAAAGCGCCTGGCAAAGAAAAGAGAACTACCCTCTTATCCTTGAACAAGTCAGTTGAATTAACCAACTGCCAAACATATGGATTCTCGTCACCTTGTTCTACCATATTTTCATCCCTTACCCTCATGTGGAAAGTGATATCTTGTGGTAGTTTTTGACCAACTTCGATTTTCATTTCTTCTCCTTCAATTTTTCCTTGTCATGTGCTAACCAGTTGTATATTTTTTTGGTCAACCATAACTGGGAGTTTCTAATAAAATTACCTCTCGGCATTAACCAGCCGGCCATGAAAGATAATATCATTCCATAAACGGCAATCATTCCTTCAACCCAAGCCATTAAATATTTGAACTCGGTTCAAGTGCCAAGAAATAGGTTCTCTTCGCGTTAGAAAATTTGAATACTTTCTTCTGGGAAACAGTAACCTCATAATCATCCGCGATTACTTTTAGGTTCTCAATCCCTAGTCTAGCATCAAACTCTACATTAGCATTACCAATGTCGGTAGTAAATGAATTACTCTTAGGAGTATTCGGGTCACCCACACTCAGAACCACATTGCCACCATTGGCGACAACACTAAGAGTAGGAGCAGAGATTACACTCGCTGCCCTGTAGATAGTGTTGAGTTGTTCTTTGGTAATGTTGAATTGATAGAAAGCATCAACTTCGATTTCCTTATCTGGAGCTGCCACAATGATAGATGGTTCCGCGTAATAAAACTTGAACCTTCCAGCATCGGACTTACATGTCAGATAATCATCGGAAAAATCAATCTCAGTATCTTCACTCATTGTGACCAAAGATAGAAATTGATTTAAGTCATAGATTGCGAACTCCTGTGGGAAGCTCTCTTCGATTGTGCCCTTCGCAAGAATAGACTTTGAAGCGGACACAGTTGATAAACTACTACCAGACTTAACCAATAAATTGGTATTAATCGTAGCAAAGTTTTTCAACAACTCCAAAGTAGTTTTGGATAGTTTCATAATATACCTCAATCAAATTAAACATCACATATTAACATTTGTTAGGGGCAAATGTCAACCCCATTTTTATACTTCGCCAGTAGTAATCTCTTCTGTCATACTATTAGCAGTTAAGTAATCTTTATAAGAAGTCTCTGATAAGTGACCAGTTCCATTGTAAGGTGCAGCCGCAAATAAGGCATCCCTGTCCACCACATACGCATTGTAAGCGTCTTCATCAGCGAAATCTAATTCCCATTTAAAAGAAAGATTGTCTTCAGCAATAGTCAATGTTACTGTAACATCTGACCTCGCGTCAAGCCAATTCCTAAAATGTGTACCGTTAGTCTCGAAATCAGAACTAGCGTCCTCGGCAAAAAAATACCAATTCGCTGAAGTGTCTGGTCGAGTACTAGTGTAAGTTAATCTATATGCCATTGTTCATTCCTCTAATTTTTTTTCTTACTCTCTTATTTATACAAAAAGTGTCGGGTACTTGGTACTATCTTGTGAGAGAGTAAGAGAGAGGCGTACCAAGTCCCGACTGCCCGCTGGGGGCAAACTGTTAGAAGGGTATATCGTCTTCAGCGTAACCATCTACTGAAGTCTCTTCAGCGATGTCTCCTTCAAATTGTTCGTACTGGCGAACTTGCTCTTCCTCTGCTTCTTGTTCACCAATGTCATGTACATGCAATGCGATAATAGCATAGTGCAGTACCTTTAATAAATCTTTGCGGTTAGTACCATCTTTTTTTCCATACCTCTGGGCATACTTCAAAATGTTTCCAATACAAAATCCCATCCCATGGCCACCATCAATAATAAATTCGGTTGCCTGATATTTGTTTTGGGAATAATGTTGCCCATAAGTTTCATCGATATAAGATTGGAGCTCTTGAATAAGAGCCCCTTCATTATATTTGTAGTTGGGACTAGAAGTCATAACTATCATTCTCCTCAGAAGTTTCTGTTTCAGAACCATCGGTAGGATTGTCCATGATTTCTTCAACCGTGGCACCAGCATCAACCTTAGTGTAAAGGTCAATGAAGGCAGACTTGGTGTCGGTATCGAACCTATTGACACACAACTGAATTGCCTTGAGTCTATCAGAGAACATGGCGTATGCCTTGACAATGTGTTCCAACCTTCTAGTGGAAACCAACTCATCGATTCCACCTTCGTAGAAAGTCTTTCTGATTATGTCAGCCCACATGACCAACTTGTCAGCAAAGTCTTCATCGACACACTCAGCAACACCCATTTTGTTCATGACAATTTTCTTCTCTTGAACACTAGAAGGATATTCCTGTTCAACTGTGATAGCGAACCTTTCTAGGAACGCCTCATCCAGAACTTGAGCACCCATGAACTTACCATCATCGGAACCCCTACCTTTTGTGTTTGCAGTAGCAATCACATTGAAACCAGTAGCAGGCGTGACAACCTCACCAGACTTCTTATTGAAGTAAGGCTTCCCTTCAAGGATTGCCTGAAGGCACATCAACTTGTTAGAACCCCTATCAATCTCATCCAGAATGAGAATCGCACCTCTCTTCATGGCAGTCAGCACAGGGCCTTCCCTGTAAACCACATTACCATCCACGAGAGTGTTGCCACCAATCAAGTCATCTTCATCGGTCTCGATAGAGATGTTAACCCTAATGGCTTCTTTCTTGAGTTTGGCACAAACCTGTTCCACCATCATAGTCTTACCGTTACCAGAAAGACCGCAAATGAAAGTCGGATAGAACATACCAGACTTGATGATGTTCACCAAATCTTTATGGAACCCAAATGGGACATAAGTACTATCTGAATCTGGAATTAAATTCTCGATTTCCACCGCAAGTTTTGCCTGTTTTACAATCTTGGCATCCAATGATTGCGACTGAATTGTCTCAATCGGTTCTAGGGTAGATACTGTCTCTTCAAGGGCAGGCGCCTCATCGGCGACAGGTTTGAGAGCAGTATTACCCACAGTCATTAGAGTTGCCATGTTTGGCGAAAATTGGTTCCTACCAACTTTACACTCTTTAAAAAACCACATGGGATTTTTCAACCCATTTGATTTTGCAATCTGCATTGCCTCCGCCTTGGAGAACACAGCAGACGCGGAATTGTTCACATCGGCAAGGGCCTGAAGGAACTGTTCTTTTTGTTTCACACTCATAATTTACCTCTCACTTTTTCTCAATTACCTGATCATGATCCCATATTTTGGGGCAGAAGTCAAGGGCCAAAATGAATTTTTTTTCATTTTCTTTCCCTGTAAAATCAACCACTTACGCGACCTCATCAATAAATCTGTTCAAGAACTGTCTGGAATTGGACTTGCCTTTCTGGAAATTCTTGAACCCTCTCAAAATGTCAGCCTTCTTATCAGACTTGACTTCAAACTCTGCCTCTTCATTAAGAGACTTAGCACCTTTCAGAATGAAAGTAGCATCACTTCCCAACTTAGACTCGCAAGCCATGAAGTTATTGTTTTTCCAATTAGTTGACTTTTCTTTATCAAAGTTTTCATCATACTCGGCAAAGGTTCCTGTCATATCAGTCCATGCCTGTCTCGCTTCTCTAATGTTGTTATCAACTAGGAAGAAGTGAACTATTCTGGAACCGACAAACTTTTTGTAGTAGTCGAAAGTAACAGCAGTAGCACTTTCATAAGAGACCCTACCGTAGTTTGTTCCATACATCCCTTTGATGTTAGTGGTAACTGACAAACCGTTGCCTTTCAATTGGAACTTACCAATCTCGCATCTTTCTGAACCGTACCCACTAAACTCTTTTGAGATGGCATTTTCATATCTGAACCTACCACTCTCTTCATATTGACCTTCCGAGATTACTTCTAAGTCAGAAGTGTTTCCACCATCGGAAAGAACAATTGTATTCATAATTTCAACTCTGTTTCTTTCCTTGAACTGTTTAGCAATCTTAGCACCAACTATCATACAACTTGACAGCGGAGTAGAACCAAGATAAAGATGGTAAGGAACATTGTATCTTTCCATTCTTGGTTTCATATCTCTCCACTCAAATGAAGTTTTATAACCAAGCAACTTTTTGAAACATCTATTGTACTCACTCTGAGGCAATTCAGAAGATATCAACTGAAGCAGACCGAATCCACCAGACTCAATAAACAACTCACCATCATTAGCAGATTGGAACGCAGAAGCCCTAGAGGCATTCCCGAACTTCTCACTCTGGAGTGAGTTAGCACAGTTTGAAAAACCGTACACATCAAATGGGATACCAACTTTTTTACAGAAGGCAACTTGAATTAGTGTCTGTTCAATAGTACCAGCCATGTGTCTACCCATTGAACCAGAGAAGTCTACAAACATCATCATGCCATGGTTCTGACCATCTGGCACAGTAGTACTTGATAGGAACAAGTCTTCAGTCAACTTGTATGCCCACAACTTATCTTCATTCAACTTACCAGTTTTATTGACTTGAGCCTTCCTCAATAGGGTGGCTTTTTTCTTCATCTCAAACTGCATAACTAGTTGATTAATTGAACCCTTGTTTCTTTGCATGAATTCATCAAGCAATGTTTTTTCTACATCTTGAGCAGAACCAGCAGGAATGTCATCATACCTTCCACCGCAAACATACTCAAAATCTTGGGCAGGCCAAACATCGGTAGTTGGGAAAACAAAGTACTTAGACTTGAACTTAGGCATAGTAGCAGTAACAACACCATTGGTCTTGCCATCTTCTACTAGGTTTTGTTCAGCATCTCTAAACGCTTCATCGGTAAATGACTTAGGTTCCGCGTCATCGAAATCGTGGGGATTGTAACCTTCAGTATTGTCAGAACCCTCCATGATGTCGCCATCTTCTGGGTCACCAGACTCAGAAGAATCTTCAGTATCTTTTGACTCTTCTTTAGAAGGCGTAGTCTTTTCAGTTTCTTCTTCAGTCTCTTCACCTTCACCAGACTCAGAACCACTCTCTTCACCTTCTTCAGTTTCTTCACCAGACTCGGACTCGCCTTCACCTTCATCTTCATCCGACTCTTCTTCACCGTATGGTGATTCTGACCATTCGCCATTCTCATCTTGGGCGAAGTCATCTTCATCTTCTTCACCGAACTGGGGCATACCCATTTGTTCATCTAAAAGATCTTGCATCGCGTCTTCAGTCTTAGAGAAGTCATACAACTCCTCAGCAATGGCGACTACCTCATCCCAAGTCTCAGCAGCGAAACACTTGTCAAGTATGACCTGTTCCTCAGCAGTGAATTGTAGAGTAAGGAAAGCACCAACCTTAGCGTGAAGATTGATTCTATCAATTAGTGGTAATTCTTGGGGAGTCTTTTGTAATTTTGAAAGACCGAAAAAGTCTTTCTTGTAAAGCATTTGATATCCCTTGTAGAATGACTTGACCAAGCCTGGATATCTGATTTTAACTAGTCTCTCATTCCTAACATCTTCTACAACATTCAAGAATGATTTGAAATTCGCACCCTTACTAGAAGAGGCAGAGTGCCAACCTTCAGCGGGAGTTACGAGAGCGTGACCAACTTCATGACCAATCAATAAATCATACAAGAAATCAGGCATGTCCTTCCAATTGGGAAGTACAATCTTCCTAGACTTCAAATCGAAGTACGCGGTAGGTACATTCCTATGTTCAATCGAAACATCCTCAGTAGCGAGGAGTTTCGCAAGGTATGATTTAGAAGTTATGTCCATATGTCTCTCACTCTCAATTACAGTACTATGATCGCATATCCCATAGCAGAAGTCAAGTAAAAGCTGCCACTCTAAGTCATTGATTTAATAGGAAAAAGCAAAAAAATTGAATTTTTTTTCGCTAAAATTGTTCAGAAATCCACTTTTCTACCGCTTCTTGTTGCGCTTTTATCGCTTTTTGTTGGTCTTTTATGGACTTACCTTGGAATCTCAACTCGTGTTTCTGGTGTTCCGTCATGTCCTCTAGGGTTCTCATTTCCTCTTCTTCAGCCATGCGTTTTCTCCTATAGAATTTACCCACTATATACGCTCAAAGTAGCGTGTTACTGCCTGTATCCTTTCGATTTGTTTATCGATGATTACATCCCTGTTTGGCCAGTGGATATAATCTTTCTCTGGATTCCTTTTTAAATTTTTCAACAATGGTAGTATCAAATCTTCTGCATCGCGTAGTTTATTAGCGACATCACTTTCTACCAAAGCTCTGTGTTCATTTATCATACCAGAATTATCTGCTGATAAAATCCTAGACTCTAACTGTTCTAGTTTATCCATTATCTTATCTATCTGGTCTGAAGGGATTTCCGCCTGTACAGGAGCTTCTTGTCTTTCTCCTGCTGGTATATCGTCTACTGCGGTAAACCCAAAATCAAAATCATCTGCCATGTTTCTCTCCTAAAATGAATGGATATATAACATCCAATCAATTAATAATATCAACCCAGCCTGTATTGTTACTGCCCCTAAGACTATGCATGATGGGAATACGGCATTGGCTAGAATGGGGTTATCTTTTACCCATTGTTCAAGTTCGTTTTCGTTAATTATTCGCTCCTATACTGCCGATGCGAACTGTATACTTTCTCCGCATCCACAGGCACTTACTTCATTTGGATTGGTTACTTGAATGTGAGACCCGCCTAGGTCTTTTTCAAATACTATTTCACTACCATGTAAAAACATTTCTGCGTAGTCATCTACAACTAAGATATCATCAATTAGTACACCACGATCAGCATTATCAGTATAATCCCATGTGTAACTAAATCCGGCGCAACCGCCACCCTTGACACCAAGTCGTACATACTTTGCACTAGGTTTCTCATCCAAAAGCCTTGTCCAATATTTCTTAGCATCTTCAGTTAATGTTATCCGCAATTTTTTCTCCCTCTCTAGGCATGGTCATTTCTTCTAACCATGTAGTATTACGACCCGCTTTCTTTTCTTCCCAATCTTGAATAGCTCTTTTAATACTATCTTCTGCTAATACAGAACAATGTATTTTAATGGGTGGTAAATCTAGTGCTGTTGCAATATCTTTATCCTTTATTTCTTTTGCCTGTTGGATTGTAAGACCTGTTAACATTTCAACAAACATACTAGAACTAGCAATAGCACTACCACATCCATATGTTTTAAACTTGACATCTAAAATTTCATCTGTTGCTGGGTCAAGTTTTAAATCTAACTTCATAACATCGCCACATGCAGGCGCTCCTGTGAGTCCTGTAGCAACATGTGGGTCATTAGGGTCAAATCTCCCTACTCCATGTGCTTGTGGATTATTAGTTACTTCTTCAAATCTTTTTACTACTTCCTTACTATAGGCCATAGTTACAGTCTCTATTCATATGTGATACTATTTATTATTTTCAATAGCTCTTTTTATCTTTTTGTGGAATTTTTTTGCCTTTTTTATAGCTCTGTCCAATTTAATTTTAGACACTCTTTGAGTGAAGTTCTGACCTATCATATGGTCATACTCATGTAAAGCAACTCTAGCCCACAACCCTTCAAATTGTTCCAGTATTACATCACCATCTTCATTCTGATAAGACATAGTACACTGGATAGGTCTACGAACCATTAGAGTGATGCCTGGCGCACTGAGACAACCTTCTTCCATAGTTTCTGTCTCATCACTATACGCGGTCAACTCTGGGTTAAATAACACCCTCTTATAGTTATAATCTGGGCCTTTGTCTACACCCATTGTAAACATTCTCGCGTTTCTACCTACTTGGTTCGCTGATAATCCTACACCACCTAGTTCCTTCTGTTTATTCCAAATCAGTTCAGCAAGTTCTTTTGCGTCTTCTAACT